TCAGACGAGTACCAGTGATGATCTTTGTGTTCTTGGGGGTTCTGTTTTCGTCAAGGGTAGTTGACAATTTCATGAGACCCTCATAGGTAGGAACAGAGATCACGTCAGCACTGTTACCAGTCACTTCACTATCCTGAATAGCAGAACCCCCATAACGGATTACGCCAGCAGCATTCAGCAAGTCAGCTTGGAGCTGATCTTCAGTGATTTCATGGGCAGCATAGAGCATCTCACGGTGAATGTGCATCTCAAGGTCTGCATCAGTGTCAAAGTCAAGAGACTCTTGGCTGTATGCCTCATAGATACCAAACTTAGCAAGACTACCAGTAATCTCGATACGAGTGAATCCAACACGGTTGACTTGTCCACCGTTTTCAGTCAGTACAGGAATTTTACCAATAATGGTACCCATGTCCTTGCTAGAGCCATAGAGGTTTCCGTTTGCGAGGACTGCACCAGTGGCATCCAACCCTTGATCGTTGATGTTACGGTCATCAAGAATAGGCAGGTAGTGGAACTGCTTAATTGCCTTTCCGTAATTTTTTGGCATAGCAGTGGTATCAGCCAACTGACTAAATACTTTTTTCTTCTGTGCTTCTACAAGAGCTTTACGCTGAAAATACGCCTGGTTGATCTGGGGACCAATCGAAGAGTTATTACCATTCCCATAAGACTGCTGGGAGTCATTGGTCACACGGTTAAATGCGCCAGTAGTTGATTTGGCTGCAAGAGCTGTTACGCTCAATACACCATAAAGTACCTTTTTCATTTTTTTATACCTTTAGATTTATAGTTTTATTTTTGAGGCGTATGCCTCGAACTCATCTGGGCTCATATTGAGCACATCATATTCTGATAGTTTTCTTTGAGTTCCGGTATTGGTCGTTTGTGTTTTTGACATACCCTGTCTTCGTTTATTGTGTTGAGCAGTTAAATCTTGTTTCGGATGTTCTTGAGCCGCATCATTCGTATTATTGCTATTAAGTTCTTGTGCAATTTGTATGTAAAGTTCGATGTCGCTTACACCTTGTGGAGCTTTCCCTACCGTTTTACGGTATTCGATTTCTCCTAGTATTTTGTGTGCTACACCACTCTGCATATCTTCATTCATTGCAGCAATATAACTTGGATTTTCTGCTACGATATTGCGTGATTTCTCATCAAATTGGTCCGTAAATAAATCTACTGTTTTCCTATATGTTGGTGTGTTTTCAATTGACTCAAGCACTTCTTGAAGATCAAGTTGCTCTTGAGAGGGAAGAACATTCTCTGGAACATACTGAGCTGATTCGCTAATAGCTTCAAGATCAGCAAGCTCCATTGGGTCAATTTCCTTCTCTGCAATGATTCTCCGTAGTGCTTCTGGATTACCTTTTGCGACTTCAATCAATAAGTTGATTTGGTCAGGGTCCATTAGCCCATTTGCCTCCAACGCTTTAACCGTCGGCAAATATGGTTTGAGCCCTTGCATCTTTTTATTGTAGTCTACACCCATTTGAGCCAATGCCCTCAAGTGCTCTGCGTCTCTTAGTTCTACCATTCGACCTGAAGCTTTCAAGGGAGAGAGGAAAGTATTGGGGTCAAATTGAGTATTGTTCCCAGTACTCTCTTCTTCCTCTTCTTCTTCTCCATTTTCTTCTTCGTTTGTATTTTCTCCAGTAGTTTCATCTTCTTGGTCAACTGCTTCTTCTTCTGTTTCTTCTTCTTCTTCTGTTGTTTCTGTCTCTCCCCCGTTTTGTTCTTGTTCCTCTTCTTCTGAGGATTCTTTTTCCAAGGGGGGTTCTACCATTTGTTCGATTTCTTCATCTGACATCGACAAGAGATCGTCGTCGTCTGCTGCCGAGAACGATGTAGCTGAAAGTGACATTGCAAATAATATGCTGTATTCAATCATTTTCATTTTTTAACCTTCGTCTTCAATTTCTTCTGAGATTCTGCGGGCTTCGTTGATTGATCGCTCTGCTGTTTCACCAAGTGCAATTTTGCTTCTTAGCCATGTTTGAACCCCTGATATTACCATGAGGTCTTCGACTAGAAGATTGCGCTGGTCAAGCATATTATGATCAGTCAAGAGTGCCGTGATTCGTGCTGGTTCCTTTTGGAACAGTTCACTTATGAACACTTTTTTAAAATCTCTATTTTTTTGTAACCGCAAAATTGCGTCTTTCAGTTCTTTTAGTTTTGTAGCATGGGCTACTGACAATTCAAGTTCTTCCACTGCGCTTTGTTCGTTTTGCATATTTTTGTTCCTTTTTGTTGTTATTACTTGCCGATTATAGCATACTTTCTTTTATTTCCGTAAATAGTCTTTTACGTTTTCGGTTGGTGTATCCATATTCTGCAATTGAGAACCCCCACCTATGTTCACATCATCCTCATCATAATCCCCATCACCCCCCTCTCTTTGATGGTTATTTGCGTCTATCATGTGAGCTGCTCCTAGCTTGCCAAGATCAAGATCAAATTTTGTTTGCTCCTTTTCGATTGCTTGTTTGTGTGCAAGTCTTGCTGATTCCATATTGTTCTTGTGGTCAATTCCATAACGCTCTTTGAGGAATTTGAGATCCAGGATGTCTGTGTTGCTTGAAATGTTTCCAGCTTTAGCTTTCTCCGCTTCAGCTTTAGCTTCATGGAGGACAGACTGAGCGTTGTTCTCGTTTGCTTTGCCTTGCTCGTTTGCAATTTGTGCTTTAAGCAGCTCGATTTGCAATTTGGAAATTTCTTCTTGTGCTGGGTTTGGTTGAGGCTGGTAGTTTGCTATTGCAGCTGCAAGAGCAGGTCTTCTCTTCAACTTTGCGATTTCTTCCCAGATGATTTTTGTAAAAGACAAATCAGCGTTTGCCATCGTTTGAAGTAACATCTTCAAATCTTCAGCGGCAGCCATCCTCATTTCCGGTGTTGAAATATCAATTTTGAGGTCAAAGTCTCCAGCCAGCTCATCTCTGCGAATTGTGATGAATTTGTTGTCTGTGATTTTTACCACTTCATTGTCTGTTAGGTTAATTGCGTTCATGGCCGTAATCTTCCGTGCAATCTCCACAAGCCCATCTGCTATTCTTCGGATAATAGCCAAATCTCTTTGTGCTGTTGCATCCATTACTGACCGAACCCCAGTCGCACTTTCACCAAGTGAATTGCCTGTAATCCCTTGTGAAAATGCCTTAGTTCCTGTGATGGATTCTGCTTCCATTTGTTGCCAGTTGATCATGTTCATTGTCGAGCCTGAAATGTCTGGGAACTGGAATTGATGGAACGCTGTTCGTGGGTCTATTGTTGGGTTAAATTCAAAATCTTCTCCACGTTGCATTTTGATTTTATCAATTGGGTCTAATGCATTTTTTGCTGTAGCAGTTTGCCCACTTGCACTTTTGGCCAGTGTGTCAATGATCCCTCTTGTGATCGCCCCTACAATGCTTTGATTATCCCCAATCAATTCTGCGTCAGGTTCTCCTCCGTATGGGCTATTCCTGTTCAGCATAAACGATATGAGAACAAATGGAGGTTTCTGATCAGGGTAGGGGTTCTCCTCCATGCGGACAATTGTTTGCCCAACCCATTCCATAATTATTGGGGTTGTTTTCCCGTCACCATGTACGTCCCACTCTCCATAGTATTGTGTGAGCCTAAATCTTTTTCTTGCTGCATCTGCAAAGTTAAACTCTTCTGGTTCTATGTATAGTCCATTATCATAATTTGAATTGAGTTGATCCAGCTTGATTTGCGCTAACAATTCCTCTAGGTTTTCATATCTCCCGTCTTTCATAAGATCAGAAATGGATACCATTGGTCTATGAACTACAAATTTTGCTTTTGACAGATCCCCTTTACAGTTTGGATCTACCATGATTTTATCATACTCTACTACTTCGAGTTTTGGTTTGTTGATTGTGGTTTCAATTGAGGTTACTTCTTTTTCATCAAGAAGTTCTTCGTTGTACATATCGCTTTCTTGAATGTTGCCAGCTTCTAGTTGGGCAAGTAATTGTTGTTGCTCTTCTTGGCTTGTCCATTTGGGGGTTCTCTTGATGATCGGTCTGATCCTTGTAACTTCATGTTGTTGGAAATCCCACCCAACAAACACGAATGCACTTCCTTCATCTGTAACGGTTTGAACAAGTTCGTCAATAAACTTTTGTCTATCAATGTCTATTGAGAATTGCTTATTTAGGATGAGCTCATTTGCTTTTGCAGCGGTAACGTCTGCTGCCGTTCTTGGCCCAATCTTGAACATGTCGTCATCTGAAAGAAAGGGATCTGCCAGTTTTGGGTATCTCCATTCGTATTGCTTTCTAATGAGCTTTGGTGACATTCGGCTCTTCCCTTTCGGGATTTTAATTTTTAATTCTGCTGCCCTTAGCTTTAACCATTCATCTACCTGATCTATTCTTTTCAGGAAACTGTCAGATGCATCTCGAATGTCAAGTTCGAGATCTTCTATTTTTGGTGGTGTTGTCCATGTTTTATCAATCATTCTATTTCCTTTTAAGATATTTTGCTGGTTCTTCTTTTGAAGTTAATATGATATTCTGCAATTCCTTCGTTCATCCCTGTTAGTGTTGAGTTTTGTAACTCAACCAATAACAGATAGTTCCCTTCTAGCTCGATTGTATCTTCTTTTGGGACAAATAGCCGGAACCCCATATTCTGGTCTGTAACAGATAGAGTTCCTTCTGTAACTTTTTCTCCATCAGAATTATATATAGAATATGTTGCACTATTGTTAGCGTCCCAGGGTTTTCCGTCTTTTCGGACAAGTGTTTCAGTTATACTTTCATTTGAATATTTTACGATATTCTTTTCTTTTTTAACAAATCCCATTTAATTCATCCTTTATTATTTCTATGCTGTTGTCTATTGATTCGATTATGATTGGAACCTCTTCTATTCTTGTCTCCCTAATTGTATCAATACTTTCATCATTTTCATCTATAATTTCAGTAAGACCGTCACATTTCATTGTTGACATTGCCATGAGATGCTGGAATAGCGTTCCGCTTGGTAGTCCGCTTTGTCTGCATAAGCATTGGGCAAATGTCAACATGATACTGTCCTATTAAATAAGCTGTCTGCTGTGTCGTCTGCAAGATTCATTATAGCATCATGTTCTTCTTGTGTGAGTCCAATTGCATTCATGAGTGCATCATGTTCTTCGTCAGTTAGCCCAATCGCGTTCATTAATGCATCATGCTCTTCATCTGTCATCCCAATACTGTCCATCAATGCGTCATGTTCTTCATCCGTTAGTCCAATTGCATCCATAAGGGCATTATGTTCTTCAAGGGTTAGCCCTGTCCCTATTTTTTTAATAGTAGGGGATGTACTGAGGCTCTTTACAATATTAACATAGGGGGTATTGCTTATTGGGCTCATGGGGGTATTTGACTCATCTTGTGCAAGAAGGTTCCCTCCCAACAAGTTACATTCGGTCCAATCTGTTCTATCTTCAAATTGTACTTTTGCATTTAACAGCTTAATTGTTAGTCCTGTTTGTTCATCCGCCCCAATGTCTTCTTTCCCTGATGCAGATACAATTGGGGGTTCTTTCATGTTTGTACTTTTAGTTTGCTCTAAACTCAGCGTGTCCAATAGTTCTTGCATTGTGCATTCTGTACTTGGGGCAGCAATTGTGATGATTCGTGGGGTAACATTCCAATCAACCGTTATATCTGTTCGCACTTCATCTTCAACCTGTGGTGCATCTGCTAATGTGACGCTGAGTGTATTGTCTTGACCCATATCTACTGTAGTGGAGTATGGAACGTATTTTTCATTTCGTATATTTAGTGTAGCGTTTTGCGCACTTCCTGTATAGTTAAATGTCATATCACCATTCGCATTTGTTAGTTGGTTCGTCAGTTCAACATTGAGAACCCCCCCTAGGTACACTCTTGCATTTTCAATTGGGTTGCCAAGCGAATCAATTACATTTACATTAAGACTTATTGCACTTGCTGAGTTAATTTGTCCTGGTCCATATCCCCAATCATCTGGGACGATTGTTGATCCGTTTTTTAGATTGATTGCTAGTGTTTTCGCTGTGTTGTCATTGTAGGTAAGCCCTGTGACGATAACATTGCTGAACATAAAATTTTCATCGTTTGGAACATTAATATGCAGATCCCCATTGATTGTAACGTTTTCAAGGGTAGCTCCAGATTTATTTGGAACTTCATTTAGATAGACATCACAATCAAATGTTCCTCCAGCTGGGTATGATCCTGCATTAAATACAACATCCCCAGTTGTAGCTACGCCAGATTCGTAGCTAAGAACATTGATTGCCATATCTTGATCGTCATAAGTTATTGCATCTTGTAGTGTATTGTCAACCGTGAAGTTCCTACCTCTAACATCTAACTGGTCTCCTGCTCGATCAACAATTGTTTCTGTTTCCCCTTGGAAGTTATTGTACAGTTCCGTCTTGAGATAGTCATAAATTTTTTGTGCTGTTTCAAGTTCGGTGTACCCTTCTGCAACGCTTTTGTCTGCTTCGGTGATTTTAAGATCTGGCAGCAATGGTGTATCAAGTGATATATACCCAGTGCCTTTCATTGGGACATTTTGTACTTTAATTGCATACATATAATCAATTGACGAGAACTGAAAGATGTCAGTTACGTCCGTGTTTTTCCCACGGTAGTCATAGATGTTATTATCTGCTGCTTGTCCCCCTGTTGTCCGCCAAACAACTCCAAGCAATACAGATGGATGATCAACGATTCCATTTGCGTCACTTGTCCCTTCATAGACACGATCTGCTACATAGTCGGGATTGTTGTTGAGTTGCCCAGCTGCAAGTCTGTGTCCGCCATCGACATCTTTGCTGTAGTTCTTGATCCCTGTCAAGATATTCCCATCAAGGTCTGTGTATTTAAACTTAATTGCTTTTGTGAACTCTACGAGTCCTTTGTTGTTTCCATTGTTCGGAAGTAGCCCTTCACAAATAACATCTGTCCCTTTTAGGTTGTTTATCAATCTCATCCATTTTGATGACCAAAACGAGATGATTCTCCCCGTATCTCCTGATGAGTCAAAGTCTTCTACTGTCATGAATACATTACTCGGACTTGCGCTTGATGGGGTGAGTATCGACAACCCAATGTGAGCATATG